TCATTAGTCCTTACATCACCCTTACGAGACCAGAAGGCCCCGGAGCCAGCAGAGCGCTGGCCTCCGAGGGCTTTCTCTAAACGCTTTTCGTGCTTTAGAGACTGCTTTTGACCTTCTGATTTCATTACTTAGGCATGTCCTTAAGCTGTAGTGCCTCGTCATTGTAGACAGATGCCCAGCCAAGGTACTTCTTACCCCAGTTCTTAGAGAACCAATCTAAATGTACTTCGCCAACATAGTCTGCTACTGGAGCGTCTGTTCCAATTACAATTCCCTTCTTATCTGACTGAATAACCACGTGACCGTAGTGACCTCCGTCAAAGAAGTGTGGGGCACCAATTGGAGCCTTGCTTGGATCTGTGTTCTTTGCTTTTGCTGGAATATGGTTCCAAGCATCAATTGCGCTGGCGTACTTTACTGGCAAGCCCCATGCATTTTGGCAAGTTGCATGGCAACGACCCTGAACACCTGAGACGTGGTTAACCATAAGCTTCTTCATATGGCTGTAGGCCTGTAGGCCTGTTAATCTACTAATTACCATCTTCTTCTTCCTCTATTTTGATAAGCGGTGAAGTACGGAGAGTATCCATTACTTCCTTAGTTAGTGCATCTTTGAGGTCAAGTTCCTCACGGATTGACTCCAACATGTTAGCGGCGCCTTGCCACTTTCGATCTTCATAGTATAGCCATCCACCACGACGTTCTACAATTCCATTGATAATAGATAGAGAAATAATCTCTTTAGCAGAGTCATAGGAGCCAGCATTTAATGGACCCCCATCAGCAAACCAGAAATCTAGATACGCAGTTTGCTGCGGTGGAAAGGTTTTGTTCTTAATAGTACGTACACGGATAGTCTGGCCACAACGGCGTTTGCCTTCTCCGACACCTACTTCTAGCCAGTCATCGCGCTTTACTTCTACGCGAATAGCCATGGCATAGTCCTTGCCTAGACCACCAGGTGTAGTACGAGGATCTCCATGCATTACGCCAATCTTCATACGGAACTGGTTGATCAATAGGCAAGTAATCCCGCGCTCATTCTCAACTAGAGAACGCTTAGTAGCCTTTGCCACCTTGCGGAAAAACTTATTAGTAAGAAGGGCACCACGACCTACGGTCATTTCATCCATGTTCTTATCGTCTTCTGCTGTAGGAACTAGAGCAGGAAGAGAATCAATAATAATAAGGTCAACAGCTTTAGACTCACAGAACTGAATAGCTGCTTCGTAAGCCTCTTCCATGATGTTAGTAGATACTACAAAAACACGGTCAGTATCGATACCACACATTTGTGCATAACCTACGTCAAAAGGCTCTGCAGCAATCCACACGGTTGTAAAGTCTGGATTCTTAGCCTGATTTGCCGCAACAGTCTTGAGTGCAATAGCAGTCTTACCATTAGACGCTTCACCGATAATTTCAGTCCACTGATTTACAGGCCAGCCACCACCAAGTACAACATCTAAGGTTAGCGAACCTGTAGTAATGCGCGTAGGTAACTGCGCTTCACTAGCTTTAATTACGGTACCAGGACCCATCTTTTTATTAAGAAGTGCCGCGATCTTTAGTATCTCTGCGTTTAGTGTCATCATTATCCGATCCTGTCTACAATTACGTTAGGGTTAAAGTTATTACCTTTAGAGGTTTGCTTAGCGGGAGTAGCTGGACCCGAACTATCTGAAGGAAGTCCACCCCCACTACCTGATTGTACCAGGGGATAGCCGCAATCGTAACAGCGCTTCATTTGCGTACCGGTAGGGGCAAAATAGTTTCCTGAAACACATTCTGGGCAACGATCATCCATACGTGCGCTCTTTGCCTTTGTAACTAACTGATCTTCATTAGCATCGTACCTAACTGGAGTAGCGGTTACATTACCCTCGGGAACATAACGTACAGTTGGTATTGGTCCTGTTGGTGCACTAGGACGGGTAGTGGAAATTTCTTCTCCTTGTAATTTTCGAGACCACCAATCACTCGCCATATTCATATCCTTCCGTAACTAGTCCTAAATCAATTAAAGTTGACATACAAGAAATAGCTGACGCAATTGATACAATCTTAAACATTTGAGTAAGAGCAACTATTACTTCTTCTGCTGGGAGAGTTTCGCCATCCTCTATCTCACTGCGTACAAAAGACATTGCACTAACTTGTGCAGCAACCATTGCACTAGTCTCTATGATGCTTAATATAGGATCTAGACGCTGGACGCGACGGTCACTAGCCTCTGTTTCCATTTCAGCCACATCATCAGAGACTGTTCCCAGCCCCATCATAATTGCTACTTCTTCTGGGAACTTGCAACCTGAATCATATATTATCTTTCGCATCTGCGCTTTAGCAGATAGCGCTGTAATGTGAGGTTTTTTATTTTGCTTCTTTTTATTAAAAAACATTATTTAGCTTCACCCCAACGTTGTACGGTTTTGACATCTGCCAAAAGTGGAATATTTAACACGTTAATGCCCTCCATAGCATTTCGAATGGCTTCAGCAGTTTCTTCAGCCAAGTTTGTAGGGGCAACGGTGACCAATTCATCGTGAACTGTGAGTATCAAGTTAGCCTCTTCTGGAATCATATCGTATGCCCGGACCATTGCAACTTTGATAATATCTGCTGCAGATCCTTGGATAACGGTGTTGAACGCCTGGCGTTCTGCCCGAGCCCTCTTCCAGATCTCTTTAGACCTAAGATCGGGCAGATAACGCCGGCGCTTTAGCAAGGTTGTAGCGTATGGAACTGGCGTTTGGTTACGACTAGTCGCAATAACCGAACGCTTATACCGTTCAATAGACGCAAATTTCTTACTAAAGTTTTCTAAAAGCTCTTTGGCTTCTGTAAGAGTGCAACCAATCTGATCAGCAATCTTGTCCGGACCTACGCCGTATGCCATAGCTAGTACAAGTACCTTACCTGCCTTGCGGTTAACTCCCATAGTCTCACCTACGGTTGTGTAGATATCCCCGCCGTCTAAGTAAGACGAAGTCATAATTCGATCTTGCGAGAATGACGCAATAATACGTGGCTCAATCTGAGAATAGTCAGCAACAATTAAAGAGCACCCTTCTGGTGCTACAAATAAATTGCGGATAGCTTTACCATTTGAGGTGTGGGGAGCAGGTACATTCTGAAGATTCGGATTACGACTGGAGAATCGACCAGTCTCTGTACCGTATTGTACAAAGTCAGTGTGGACCCTACCGTCAAGAAGCAGGGCTTTCTTTGATACGACCTTGCTTTTACCAGCAAGAGTACGAGTAATATCTCCACCCAAGTATGGAATTACGTATGTAGTAAGCAACTTGTTTAGGTCTGAGTATTTAATCAAACCATCTACTACAGCATCCTTGCCGGCAAATATATTTAAAGCCTGCTCTGATACTGAGAAGTCCGAAACACTAGTAGGCTCCCCTGAATCAATCCTCTTCTGACCATTAGTAGTTGCTACCTTAGGTTTAAGTCCACGGCCGCCAAGTTTTTTAGAAGTATAAAGAAGTTCTTGCTTTTCTTTAACACTATTAAGATTAAAGGCTTTGCCCGCAGCAACATATATCTCAGCTTTACATTCTTCTAGCTGGTTTTCTAGATCCTTTTTAAGTTGAGACAATGCAGATACATCAATGTCTGCGCCACGTAATTCCATGTTGCAGATAACTTCTAGTACGTCCATCTCTAGAGCAAAAAGTTTATTCAGCTTTATGGCATCTATCTTTGATGACAGTTGTTTCCAAAGCTTCCATGTCCACTCAGCATCAAGACCTGCGTAGGTAGCAACATCCTCAAAGCTATGTGCTTCAATTTCTTTACCGACACCCTTGACCATCTCATATCCAAATTCACGTTTAAGGCAGTCGTCAAGACCCAAGCCATTAATTCGATTCTGGTTATCAAGAATAAAAGACGCGATAAGTGTGCAGCCATAATTAGGTGTAGGTAACCCACCAATGTACTTAGCAATACTTTGTAGGTCGAACTTAACATTGTGGCCTACTTTAGTAATATTACTCATAAAGATAGGCTTCAAAGCTTTAAAGACTTCCCCGGCGGTTAGTTGCTCTGGGGCATCGGTAAATACTTTTGTTGCTTTCTTTTCGTCTTTGCTGTAGTCCTGTGGACGTAGGCCTAAACCTTTTGCTTGACGAATTTTAGCGGAGGGTAGTAATGGGTAATCGGTGCGTACATACTCACCATTAGGGTGACCCATAGGAATAACATCTGTGCGGTCATCACAAGCAAGTGCAATCCATACAACAGCATTCTGTCGAGGATCTCCACGATGTGGGCCAGAGGTTTCAACGTCAAAAACAAACTCAGTTAATTGTGAGTAATGTTGTGCGACTTCATAAAGTTGTTCAGTGGTTAAAATAATATTCATAGTGCGCTCCAAAGTAAAAGTAGGGGGCTAAGCCTAGGAGGGGTAAGACCCGCCCCCTACTAAATGGGTATCTTAGTCTTCTGGAAGTTCGCGTGCGATTTCCGCAAGCTCTGCCTTAGTAGACATACGCAAAGAATCAACACCTAGAGGTGCTAATGCTGCGACTACCTTAGCAGTTTCCGCTACGTCAAGATCCCAATCTTCTGGAAGGTCGCGTTCCTTAACCGGCATGATTGAATAGCTAGTCTTGGTACCCTGACCTGACTTGCTAACCGCCCAATACATGCGGTCTAGAGGACCTGTCTTTGGATCGTTATTTAACTTTTCTAGTTGACCACAAAGACGCAAGCCAACAGTCATAAGTTGAACTGTTGCATCTTCGTCCATGAGGTTAACAACTGAGAAAGCAAACTTATTGTCTGCTTTGTTACCTGTACGGCATAGTGGGCACTCTGATGTGCCTAAGCAAACGAATGACTTCTTACCAGTACGGTTTACCCAGTGCTGTGAAAAAATCATTGGTTCTGGTGAAAGGAACTTAATCAACTGTACGTCTTCTTCAAACTTGAAGTCGGTTGCGTACTGGCGACTAACCTTTTCCTGTACCTTACGTGCTGCAGACCAGCCTACTTGAATTACAGAAGAGCGATCGGCTACTTCATTTTCATCTTCGTCTTCAAAGATTGCATCAGGAGTGATGGTCTCTTCTTCGTCGTCTAGATATGAATTGATATTGGTGTTACGTGCGTTCATGTTATTTGTTTCCTTAGTTATGGCCATATGGCGTTTTGGTTATTCAGTTTCTTGGCTATGAATCTGTTTCCAGCTATCATATATTTCTAATGATAAGTCTGGATACCGATTCCAGTCAATCCGAGGGGCTTCTTCAAGTCCTCTGGATCGAAAGCTTGTTAATATACTTTCTATCATAGCACGGCTATACATCCGCCACCCCGGTTTCTTTTCTCCATTTACTATCATGGAGCGTAAGCGATAGGGGGCCTTAGGAATGTATCCTTTGCGTTCCCACAAACGAACAGTCACTAAGGGCCTCCCTAATGCTAGCGCAAGAGTGCCGGCACTGTAAAGTTCTACAACATTACCATTAGATAATGTCTTTACTTGGGGTTTTGAATCCCAGCCCTCACGTTCTTGCTTTTCTTGCTTCTTACGTTCTGTTTCTGGATTTACTGGACGGCGCTTTTTTTTAGAACCTGGGTAAAACTCACCGGGGACTCCGAAGATATCCTCAAATGGGTCTGTACTCATTACTTAATTAGGCCTTCCATAGCTTTCTTAAAAACGTCGATAGCTATAAATGCGGCACCTATACTATCTTCTGTACGGGCAAACAATAATGGATCCCAAGCCCGTAGGCCCTGCGATACTAACTCTAGTAAACGTTCCTCAGTTAGGTCACTTGCCATGATTTGCCTCCCGGTGCGCTATAAAATCTAGCAACTCTGTAAATGTTTTATCGCAATCCCAGCAGATATGCAAATTGTCTTCCATATACCGTTTCATGTACGACATATTATTCCTTTGTAAGAACGAAAGCGTTTGTAATTTTCTTAGGGAACATCGTATCGATATCGTCTTCCGTTAGCAAACCTTCGGAAAGACAAGCCATAACTTCGTCCTGATTAAGTACAGGCTTTAGTTCAAAGCAACGTGCTGACAAGCCTTTTTCCCGTAGGATATCGTGAGCAGCAGTTTCATCTAATGACTGAGATACACGACGCTGTTTCTGCATACCGGCGTATCCCCCATAAGACTGCATGTCGTACCACTTGTGGCCCTTGTCATCTTCAAGACCATTAGCGTCTACAAATGACATTAGTTCTTTTTTGATTTCATCCTGACGCTTAGATAGATCATCAATGTTCTTCTTGAGATGTACATACTCATGGAACATACTCTCTAGGTCAGAGACACCTACGGTCTCAATCGTAGGTAAATTTTCTTTACCAATTACGTTTGGCATTAGCCCTCCTAAATAATTAACTTTCTATAAGTTCTTCAAGTGCTGCAATTACTATATCAGTAACTGTGACACCCAGTTCTGCAGCTTTTTCTTTTGCTGCATTCCAGAGTTCGTCTGAAACTCTGATAGTACGTGTAGGCGTTTGATTAGACACCGTATCTCCTAATCTTTGCCCCCCCAACATCCTAGTATACCTCTAGATAGATTGCAAAAACTGCCTAAGCGATCCTGCAGTAAGTTCTAGAGAACCTTTGGAATCTATACCTTCTCCATCAACTATAGCCGAGGCTACTGACAACTTTTGTTGCAGCATCTCATATTGACGTTCTTCAATTGATGCCTTAACTATAACATCTTGAATGACAATGTGCTTCCAAGTACTAGAGGCCCTCTGAATTCGACCATTACGTTGTGTTGCTAGACCTGCGTTCCAGGGGAGGTCGTAGTTAATAAGTAAGTTAGCCTGAGGGAGATCCACCCCATACCCACCAGCGTCAGAGCTGACAATAATGCGGGTAGTAGGATTAGTTTGAAAATCGATTTTAGCATCTTCTTTTTCCTTAGCGTTCATTCGACCGGTAAAAGTCTGGGCATTGAATGCTTCAAACTCTTTAGCAATTATATCCACCATATGTACAAAACTTGTGAATATAACGACCTTATTTTTAGAGCTTTGGGATAAGAAGTCTGTAACTATTTCTTTGAGTACCTCTAGTTTTGGTGCTTTTACTACACGATTTAAAGCTCCAACGTCTACCAATTCCCCGGCGTATTTAGATCCTTCTATACCTAATGGATCAGCATTATTGGCCTGACCACTTCGCAGAACTAATTCTGGGTGATCGCAAAGCATGCGTAACACAGTAACTTTGGACATAATCCGGCCCTTTATTTCATTGATCATTGGGTCATATGGATTGTCTGTAAATAAATTTAGATCAGAAAAGGTTTCCACAGCTTCATCTAAGTCAGCAATTAACTGCTCAGTTATTGTGTCATAAAGCGTTTGGCTAGCTTTATCCAAAGGAACAAGAATTGGTGCGGCGTGCATAGTCTCTGGTAGATATGGCGAAACATCTGGGTCTGACTGGCGTTTACGAACACACGAAGTACTGAGAATCCTGTACAGAGCATCTAGGTTCTTATACCGCTCAATTCCACCAAAGTAGTTACGAACTATGTGCTTAAACTCAAAATCAATAAACCTTCCAAATACGCGAGAATTTACAAACTCCATAATTGAGAATAACTCTTCTGCTTTACCATTTTCTACTGGAGTGCCTGTAAGAGCAAAAACATAAGGAGCTTGCAGTTTTTTTACGTATTTTGACCGTTTTGATTTAAAGCTTTTTAAAGCTGTGGCTTCATCTGCAACTATGAATGACCTTTGTAATTTTTTAACAAGATCGAAGTCTTTTACTGCTTGTTCATAGTTAATAATTACATAGTCATACTCTTTAGCAGCAGCATATTGTTTTATGCGAGCAGCTGGAGTTCCATCTATTACTAAAGCTTTAGCTGAACCGCCAGTAAATTTTTCTATTTGAGATGCCCACTGATATTTAAGACTTGATAGGCATATGACAAGCCCCGGGCCAGAGATCTTTCCCTGGTCCCGGAGCTTCTCAATTGCTGAGATAGTAATCACTGTCTTACCAAGACCGAGGTCATATGCTACAAGCATTTTGCCTTGCTTGCACATGCGTTCTACAGCCTCTACTTGATAAGGCAAAAGAGTACCTATAAACGACATTACGCTCCCAGAATAGCTGCTTTACCTAGTACACAGTGCTTTGCAGTTTCAATACCACGATGTATAAGGTTATTAGTCATTTCACCAATATCCTTACATTCTACATCATCGTAGTTAAAAAACTTACATTCCATTCCAGTCTTACGGCAAAGATCTAACATACGTAATGCTGCAACACGGCCTGGCTCGTCATTATCAAAAGCAAAGATTAAATCTTCGGTCTCTCTAAAAATAGCAAACTGATCTGGACTTATAGAAGTACCAAAAGATGCTAGACCACCCATAATCCCAGCAGAATGTAGGCGTACAGCATCTAGCGGACTTTCTACAACTATCATCCTGCGATCATATTCAGTGTTGTAACTATTGAATAATGTTTTGCTTTTAGCAATACCTGTAGGACGGTTCTTAAAATAACGCTCCCGATATCCTTTTTCTTGCCAGCCCATAAGCTCGTTATCTTCCCAAGTACGTATCGGAAGAATCCAACGTGCATTAACAGAGTCCCAAAGAACCCCATACTTTTTTGTCGAGTCTTCGTTTAGTAGGCGGGAATCTAAAACGTTTTTAGGTATTTCTGTAGAAAATAGAGCAAGGCGGGCTTCACTCATAGGAACTGGCTTAGGTATAGCAACATATGATTCTTTAATTTCTTCCATTTGTTTTATGAGCATAGGAAGATCAATCTTTGAATTCTGACGTAGCCATTCTTGTGCACCCTCAAGATCTAAACGATTCCAAGATGTGTAGAACTCTTTTTGTTCTGCTACAAGGGTTAAAAGATTGCCCTTATACCCACAAGAAAAACAGTGGTGTACTCCAGTCTCAGTGTTGATAGACCAAGAAGGGTTTTGATCTACTTTTCCAGTGCGCAGTTCGTGACCTGGGCATAATGCCAGAATTTCATCTCCACGCTCGTTCTCAACTTCAATACTAAGGTTAGTTAAAACAGTTTTTACTTTATCGTTAGTTAGTAACATTAGCTTTATTCCTTAATTTTGACCGTAGCGTTTCCCTTTGACGCTGCGTTAACCCTCCCCAGACACCTTGTAGTTCTGGATGGCGTACAGCATAGCTTAAACATTCTGTAATAAACGCGCAACTATTGCAAACTTCTTTTGCTGCAGCTATGCCTGCACGATCAGATGGGTGCGGAAAAAACATGTCTGGATCTTCCACTTCCATACACTTTTGCTTACCTTCAAAATTGGGACCAAAGTCCATGACTTCCTCCTAGTCAGTGTATTTATTTTATGGGTTTGGATATTCTTGAAACTTACCGTTTTCCCAATCCCACATTAGTTCTACTTCAACCTTGCCACAGTTACGGCTAGCTTCTATGCGGAATAAGCGGGATGAATCGTCTTCTGGATCCTGTCGCTCAAGTGCAAGTATAACGTCTGCATCTTGGAAGAACGATGATGAGTAGCCAATAGACCCGGCGGATACACGGCCCTTTTTCATCTTCCATTCCAAAACCTGCGTAGTAACTACTACCGGCTTCTTTGCTTTTTGTGCTAACCGTTTTAATGATCGAGTAATGTTAGTAAGTGCTAGAGCGTTGTTTTGCTCACCACTAATTTCATCCATCATTAAATAAACACCGTCCACAAAAATTATGTCTGGCTGTAGCTTATCGACCTTGGCTGACAAACCGGAGATAGTGCGAGCAGAAACGCTGTCGGTTAAGTAAAAGTTGTGCATATCTTCCATACGCTTAAGAGACTTTTGGTAACGCGCTTCTTCATCTGTTTTGAGGGCACCTCGGGTCAACCGAGCATAAGAAATGTTGGCACGCATTGCATCGTGACGTGCTTTCTGCTCTTGGTTGCTCATCTCAAAAGACTGAAACATTGGAACAAAACCATCTTCATGTAAGTTAACAGCGGTCTGTAGAGCAATGACTGACTTACCTGTTTTAGGTGGAGCAATAATTACTACTAACTGACCTGGTTGTAAACCTGCAGTTGCTTGGTCAATCAAGGAGAATCCTGTGGCCATACCGATTAAACCATTTGGGCGAGTTTTGATATCAAGATATTCCTGATATCGATCCATAGGAGTTTTAGTTAAGTCAACATCCGTAGATGCGCTAAGCCCATCATCAAAGAAGCCTGCAACGCCTCGGGTCATTAAATCAATTGCTACTGAATGATCGCCAGATGAAATAGCTTCTGCAGCATCCTGCACAATCTCAATTGCTTTTTGGCGCTTGCGATACTCAACCAACTGATCAAGCAAATACTCAACAGTATCTTCTACGTTAAGTAACCGATATGTAGGAAAATTATCTTTGATAGTTACAGCTGTAGGAACCTCAGAATACTTAGAGTGATGTGTGCGGATAAACTTCCACACAGTGCGGTTCTCTTCTACATAAAACCAATCATCTTCTAATCCATACTCTAGGATTGTAGAGATATCTCGCGTGCGTATTGCACGACTTATTAAACGGAGTTCATTATCCGCAGCCATTAAACCCTCCCAAGGTCGTAGTACCAACTACCATAACGTAGTGCACGAGTTGGTACGTCTATCACGCATACAAGTTCGCTTCGATAAGGAAGTTCTGAAACCAAATCGGAAACCACACTATATGACTTACCATATCTAAATGGATTAGTGCCTAGATTGTCAAGGTCCTCCATAATCTCATCCATTTCTTTCTGAGAATACCCAAACCCAACTAACTCTAAAACAAAATTTGTGTAGCTAGAATAATTCCAAAACCGGGCAAGCATGCCACGGTTATAGGTAACATTTTCAGATGATGTTGAAATAAGGCCAAAGACCTTTTTTATGACAGGCTCCCGATCCAAAATGCAATCAAGAGTAACAACAGCCCTACGCGGTTCTTCATTACTTAAGTCCCCTCCTTGCATATCCTATGCCTCTATGTATCCGTATTTTATCACAAAATCCCGGAAGGACTCTGTAGACTCTTGAGCGGCATCGCTTTCTTTTTTAGACGCACGTGATGAAACTTTAAGAGGATAAATGCCGTCATTGCGTTTAGCCCTAGCAACAACCATGCGGGTGTGCTTGCAAAGCTTACGGGTTTCAAATCCGGAACAAGTGCATCGAACATTATCACTGTTTAAGTCTATCTCTACCTCAAAGACTCCACGAGGAGATAGAAAAAACTGTACAGTACGCCACTCAGATTTAGCCATTGTCTTATCCTTCATTTCCTACGATCACCCTCCTGTGAAATTATATTAAATGGTAAGAACGCTTCGTGAGCAAAACTTTCCATTGGCTGCCCATAAACATCTCCCCAATTCTTAAGTGGAACATTTGATGTAACTATAGTCGGAAGACCTGCGTTATGTCGAGACCGTAAAACAGAGTCAAACGTATTTTCAGCCCAGCCTGACGCAGTCTTGTGTTCCTTGCCTAAGTCGTCTAGCACTAACAAACTTATGTTGTCGGCGCCACTAGCATCACCGTACACGCTTTGAATCAGTTGGGCTTCTGGCCCATCGTCATCTTTCCAAGCACGCTGCTGTATACGTAACAACTTTGGATAATCTACAAATAGTCCTGGTTTTTTAGCAAATGTCTCGGTTGATCCCCAAAGTTCTGGTCTCGCCTGACGTAAGACTTCTTGTAGTACTACACTAGCAAGAGTAGTCTTCCCATGTCCTGGCATTCCAATTAGAAGTAAGCCAAGACCGCACTTAGATGAGCCTCGAACCTTAATAATTTGACCATCTAAGACCAAATCAACCCACTTTTGTACAGAATCTATGACCCCATTTTGGTAGGGCTTCAAATCCTCAAGAGTCAGGCCAATAAACCTATCTGGAATATTAGACTGGTTTATCTGGCTTCGTATAGACGGACGTACGCTAGAAAGCTCGTACATTAATCCTCCAATAGTTTGAGCATCTTAGCCCTATGGGCTTCAAACTCGTCATCAGTGTACTCTATATCTTCTGTGCGTGAGTAAATACCATGCACTGTTGGATAGTAGGCCACAAACCTACGCCAATAAGGATGGCCTATACCGGGATCCTTTGTCAAACGCGGGTCATTAAAGAATCCGCGAATTGCTTTTAGTATAGCTAGACGAGTAACGCCATCACTAACTTGTCGGTTAATCCAAGACGCTAAGTTCTTGCCATTTACCTGACTAGGAACATTTGGTGCTGATTCACGAGTAAGTTCATAAAACTCACTAACCAAATCCTCTGTAGTCCAGAGTTCCTCTGGCCTTTCGTGCCTACGCATACCTGCAGGTACTGCATCAAACTTAGTTTTTTTATATTTTGCGTTCCGAACTTCTTTCTTATCCCTAAGATCCAAGTTCCCTACGACTCCAACCTCGTCGTCTTCAACCCATTTCTTTTTAGCCTTGGGTTCTGGCGCTTCATCATCAAGACCTGGCCAACTCACTAGAACATACTCCTCTTTAGTATTTACTTCCTCGGGCGGCACGCCCGATACGTTATTAGAACTTACGTTAGTAAGTTCTATTAACGTACTTAAGCTACTAGTACTATAGCTAATAGCGGTATCGTATAAAAGGGGCCCTGAAAATCCGTCCCGGGTAATCCAGGCCTGGTTAACATCTAATTGGTATGTCCACTGGCCATTTTTACCTCTAAATTTAGTCTCAGATACATATCCAGCAGAAATTAGCTCCCGAAGAGCCTTGCGTATAGAGTCGCGGCCCTCAGGAACTAAGGGGTAGATTTCAGATGTAGTTAGGGTTCGACCCATGGCCATAAATAGGCCCCAAATGCCCCTAGAACGCAGCGAGAGCCGCGTATCCATCATAGGGGTAGAACTTATCAAAATGCCCTCCAAAACGTCTTACAGTGGCGGTATGCGCTGTGGCATGCCTCGTAGAGTCCGTGGTTCACGGCTCTCTATCAGGTTAAGTATAGACATAGAACATGCCAATCCCGCAAATGCTCCGGCAAAAGCCGTAAATATGATCATGCCCCAGTCATTAGGGCCAGTAAAATATGCTCCTAAAAGGCTTATAAGAAAAGCAACTAAGCCTCTAAATTTGCCCAAATTTCGTACCAACTCCTCTATGGCAGTTAATACAAAAGCGGTAGCTAAAGCAGTTATAACTAAAGTAACCATGCCCTCAACATCCTTAACCTATTTCTCTAAATACAACACGGTCTAAAAGAACAGAGTTTGTACTGGTTCTACTAGTAGGTGTATACGTCAACGTTACCTTAGCATACGCCGCATTAGTTGGTGCAGTCAAAACCCCACTAGAATTAACTACATTTGCATACTGCCAACGTTTTGTAGTAGAAATTGAATTATTCTTATTAACAGATGAGATAAAAGTATTTGTTGAGTCATACCAATCTACCTGAACATTAATAATTCCAGCATCAGCAGAAGACGTGATCTGCGCAGCCGTAGCGCAAGTGTATGGGGTTCCAGGTTTTACAAATAATGAGTTTTGATAAATACCAAAAGAAGTCTCACTAGTTGTTGTATTAGTTAGCTTTGCCCAAGAAGAGCCAAGCGCACCAACCTCTGAGTATAAAGCCCCTCTGCCAACCGCTCTTGTAGCTTTAGTATTTGATGTTGTAGGAGTCCAACCATATAAGCTTTCTTCAAAAGAAGAAGATTTAAGGTTTTGTTGTGTAGAGCTTTCTTGATGCTCGCCAAGCACTATAGACCAGCTTGATCCTAAAGGAGTAAAATCAATTAAATTAGTTCCAAGACGAGCTAGTTTATTAACTAATCTTGGCCAATAATAGCTTCTACTTCCTCCAGTAGCGGGCTGCAGTGTTGTATAAATCTTTTTAGTATCATCTCTTGGATGAGTAACCTGAAGTGTTGCTGTATCTGCAGGGTCAACAAATGGCGATGGATTATCTCCAAACTCAGCTTGTACTCCGTCTACATACCAAGTTCCAGATGACCCACCATAAGCAACATTCACACTAATTGATGGGGTCGTAGTTGTTGCCCTATCCGCGTAGGCAGTAACAAAAAGTCGAGTCCATGTATTAGCGGGTATGGTAAAGCTAGAGGTTGTACTTCCTATAGACATTGTGTAAGTACCCGCAGGACCATATACATAAGCGGATGCCGTAATTGACTCCCCACCATAAGGAAATGGAGTTGTAGTAGGAGACCCAGAAAGAGATATATTTGAAGGGTACAAAAACGTAGTATTAATATTACTAAATACAGACGATGCAACTACTTTACCTACGTAAGTTCCAAACATAGCAGGTACGCCTGCAGCGGTGTAAGTTACTGAAGTTAATGTACCGCTGGTTGCTGTATATCCTGTTGTGCTGCCTGATTCAAAAGACGGGTTATCGATAAAGTTTGAACGTACTTTCTTTTCCCATTGGCAGTCTTCTGCAGGAGTAAAATAATCTCCAAGAACATTATAAGTTGGGTTAAGATTAGTATTTGCATCACTTACTCCACCGCTACCCCAGAAAAATGGAAGCAACGTTGATCCCTTTTCTAGCAAACAGCCGTCTATAAGGTAGTAATCATATGCAGCCATGTTTGGGAAAAATATGTGAGCTTTAACTGAAGTAAACCCACCATCTGTTGTGTACTGAGGGGTTTTAAAAGTTACGCTAACCCTTTGGTATTGAGTTCCGCTTAGAGTTACGTCATTTCCCTTAGTTCTGTATTGATATTTAGCTAATGTTAGCGTTGCATTAGTAATAGAGATTCCTGATGCTGATAAAGTATCAAATAAGATTGAAACTCCACTAGTAATGCTTAGTACAATTCCTTCAGCCCAGATGGTGTTGTTTGATGTTTCATATACCCTTACTCGGTCTCCTATTTTAAAAGAAGGAGTTGTAGTCGGAGTAAAAACTGTTGCTGTACTAGTTTGTATGCTTGTTGGCCCCCAACCTGCTTGGGCAACTGTGTAAGTTCCCATATCAACTGGGTCGGCTACATTAAAGTAATATTCGTTAGTAACGCTATCTTGTTTGATACTAACTTGATCTGTCTCATCATATGGAGAAGTAAAATCCACTCTTGCAAACGCTGTTTGGGCACTACTTAGCCCTCTTACGTATGCACTAAATGTGTAAATAGTGTCTGGGTTTAATTGAATCCAGTTAGTACTTAAAGCCCCTAAATTACTATTTGAAGAAAGCGCAGTATATTTACATACTTTTGTCCCAACAATTGGAGAAGTAGTATCAGTAGTAATAGTGCCATTGTAAGCACTCCATCCACCAAGAGTACCGCCTTTAGAATCCTCAAAACTTGGATTAGGAAGGTAGTTTGTCCTAACACCACTTAAATTAATTTTAATAGTTCTGGCATCTTCATAAATAGCTTTACCGGATCCGTAAGAAAAATCTCCAATTAACCCTGGGTATTCATTAAAACTTAAAAAGTCTATAAAAAATCTGTCATTTGCAGCAGGGCTGCTAACTACAAGCGTAACTCCCGCATAAACTGCGCCACGGGGAGCAACAATTGCAGTATCAACATTTGATGACTCAAAGTATTGCCAAGAAGTGGAGAACGTTAAAGCAGTTCCATATACCGGATTTCCACTCGAGTATGTAGTAGTAATTTCTGCACCAAGTCGATCAAACCATCTAATAGCAGCCTTGATTGTAGAAGTATTAGAAGTATTGCTAGAAGATTTACGGGCATACCCAAAAAATTGATATGAACGTCCTTCAATAATTGGAACTGTTCTAGTTATAGTATCTGTAGAGTTGTAAGAGCTTAATGTTATGTCAGAAGTTCCATTAGAGCAGATCAATCCATACCCAGCTGTGCGGGGTTTGTAAATACTATCTACTAGTGCCGCTGCAGGAGTAAGTAAGCTAGAGTCCGATGGAGCTAAAAGAGCACTTCCAAGTTCTGCTGCGGAGTTAGCGTATTTTCTAGCACTAAGTGGGTCAAAAATTACAGTGCCAGTATTAGCCGCGCTTGCTAAAGTTGTCGTTGAAACAGAGTAACTAAAGGTGTTTGTAGTAACAGAGCTAATAATCCAATCACCGTTATACACAGAATTATTATTTGTTACGGATACTGTTACTGCGTTACCAGCTGCAAATCCGTGAGCGGCACTGGTTATAGTTGCAACAGATGAAACTACCTGAGTATTAGTAATAGTTTTAGCAGTAGGGGTTATAGAAATAGACCAACCGTCTGTGCTTTCTTCAAAAGAAGACTGATTGTAATCTAGTAATAAATTTGTACCAATATCTAGGGCAGATTGGTAATGAGTTAGTGCAGTTATATATGCTCTAATTCCTGCTCTAGTGCCTTTAAAAAGATTAATTGTTTCTGCAGCTCTGTATAAAGTTCTATGGTACTGATCACCAAGAGTAGGCTCATAACTAAATCCTAATGTACCAATTGCAGTAGACAACAGGGCTGTTGGGTAAAATCTAAAATCACTAAGATTATTAACAATAGAAACTCTTTGTCTTAAATAATCGTAGTAATACCCAAAATTACTTAAAAAATTGTAAAGATCGGTATTTGTATCTGGTTCGCTAGTCGCTCCACCAAATCCCTTAACACTAGCTGTCCATACTCCTGGAAGCATGCGGGCAAGAGAAAGAGTTGTTCCAGAAGTATCAGTTACAACAATAGCTGAGGTGTCTCCACAAAAAAACCAGTTAGTTCCATTAAACACCCAAAAAGAGTATGTTGTTTCTGTCCCTGCAGGATAAAAAGTTTCAATATCGGTGTATGTAAACTGCGATATAGGAAAAGAACCGCCAACTACATATCTACCATCATTGGCGTTATCAGGAGCTCCAGCAGTGCTTTTTATAATTTTCCAATAAGTAAGCGCTGTGTCCCCAGAAGGAACGGCAATATTATCCCAAGATAATTTAACAGTTTTATATGTAGGTTGAAAAGACTCAAGATTAGAAGTATAGCTAACTGTGTTGCTACTTACTTGACCGTAAGGACTAACACCATAGGTACTAAACCCATACTTACCCATTATTTACTCCGATAATAGTTGTTTTTTATTAGCTTCAACAATATGTTGTTCAAACTCTCCGTCGAGTTTAGCTAATCTTTCTCCGATACTAATCTGACGTGTTTCCATTGTATTTAGTTTATCACTAAGTTCATTAACTGCTTGACGCAACCCACCACCATTAGGACCAAACTGCGCTGTAACAAAATCGAGTTTATCCGATATACGGATCTGGGTTAGCTCAAACTGATGCTGTCTTTTATCTATCCGGCGCCAAATACCGTAGATACTTACAACAAAAGCAGCTATAACTGAAATAACTTGGGCTAAACTTGCTGCGCTACTAATATCCATATTACATTCCTGCAAGAAGTAGTGGGGCTACGGTATTGTTAATTGCATCCACATTGGCTTGAATGCTAGTTAATAAAGCTTGATAAGACGTGCTTCCAGGACCAGAATAAAGTACATCGTACGTTGATACGTATGGGGCACCTGTACTATCTAGTTTAAAATTTAAATTGTTTGAGGAATCTCGCGCCTCTAATAAGTTAGATGAGTTACCGGAGTATTGTTTAATAGTTAATGGAATACCAGAAGCTACATTTACAATGCTAGATAAGTCTTTTCTAACGTATGGTGCGCCAGTAACTCCATTAAGAAGTCCTCGCTCAATGTTGTTTAGGCGAGCATTTGCAGTAGTCCAGCTGCTTATCGGCAAAGAGTGAGCCGTAGCATCGTAGGTACTAGTAAGAATACTAGAGGTTAATGTATTCTCAATTGAAAGGACTTCATCTTGAAGCTTGTTGATGTGAGATGCAAAAATAGTGTCAGTTAAGTCTACTTTTGCTGTAAAGCTGGTTACACTTGTGGGATAATCTGCTGCCATTTATTAATCTCCATAATAAAAATAAACCCCTCCTTCATATACTCTCTGATAATTAAGAATAAATCCTTTTAAACAGAGGCTAAGATGGTATTCCGCCCGTAATAGTTAGGCTAAGGTTTGCTGCTTGAAGAATAGGAATTTCGGCAGCGGTTAAAACCACGTTTGCGGCCCCAGATCCACCGTGCTTGCACAGCTTAGTAACATCTACCTGAGTAACCCCGTCTATTCCCATGAGCGTTGAGATTACTGTTGATAAAGACACCGTGCGACCAAATCCGTATGAATTGTAAGAAAACAGTCCTTGATTAACATCTATCAAAGCTTTAGCTACCGCAATTTGTATATCTCTTTGCTTGTAAGATGCTTGCGCTGTAACGCTAACTGTTAAATCTAAATCTACATATGATGGTGGCAAGACTACAACTGTAGAGTTAGCTGGAATTTTATCTGATAAAAAAGTACCTACTGCACTTGCTAAAGAATTCCAGCTAGCAGTTGCAACCCCATTAACTAAGCCCGGGGTAACACTGTAATCATTTAAAGGTTGAACGTATAGCGTTACGGAAGTGTACACAGAGGAAGTAGCTTTAGCTTGGCCAACACCTGCAATATAGTAAGCTAAATTTTCATAGTCTTTTAAAGTGGTAGCTCTACCTTTTGTAGCTAGTGCTTTTCCAATATTTTTTCTAATTAAAGCTAGGTTGTCTCCATCAGTTCCACCAAAAGCTCTAGAAGAGTTGCTAACCGTAGCTATTGTACTGCTTGGGTTTAAACCAATGCCTGGAATATAAGAAATTTGATTAATTTTTCCAGCGTCTACGTTTCCAGCCGCACCAACACTAGTTCTGTATGTAGCAGAAATAGTATTATTGCTTGGGGGTATTGCTCCGTTTATACCGTCACCAAATAATATAGAAGTAGTTCCATCAGAATTTAAGCGCGTTGAGTACACCTGATCTTGTGGACCAACTTCAACTAAGCTCCACACATAAGTCCATTTACTAAAAGAACTTCCCTGCCCAACATAAACAGTTATTGAGTTATCTACTACTCCAGTACCAGGAAGTTTAGAAGTTTGATATGCAGTTCCAGAAGATGTGCCTAAACTAATGGGCGTTATTTTACTGTTTGCGTCCAACCCGCCCGAGGTTGTCTTTCCTTCAAGAGCAACTAAAGTAGTCGAAGCTCCTGGAGCAAGTGCTGTTACCGATTGTATAGTTTCATACCAAGCTTGGGTAAAAATACCTGCATTAAGTACCGCAGTAGCTTGCGTACCTACGGGGATATCTATTGAAGAAGAGGATGTATTTTTAAATGTTAGAGAAACATATCCTGGCGTAGGTCCAGACGGCTTATACCCTGATAGTTCAGCAAAGTTAAGAAGATGATCTAGATCAGTAGCCGTTGCCACGTTAGATTCATTAACAGCCCTATCTACATAGTAAGAAATTATATCTCCAAGATAAGCAAAAGCTTCTACAAGAGCAAGGGTAAAATCTGAAGTATCGTCAGCTTTCCAAGCTGGTACTCTTTCTTGCACAACTTGAATAAGATCGTTACGTATTGATGCATAGTCTCTAGATGTGTAATCAACCTGTGAAATCATTAGTATATGTCTCCTATTTGTGTTCCATCACTATTTAGATACGAACTATTTAAACTTACTTCATTTGTACTTCCATCAGGAAAAGAAAAAGAAATACTAACCATTGACACCCCAGAGCTGTCTGGTTCTTTTATTGTAACTTCTTGTAATGAAACTGCGGGAAGAAAAGTAGCCATTGCACGATCTATTGCTTCTCTTAGTGCAAGGTCGTAATCTTCTCCCGACTCATATAGGGCTCTTAAAAGATCCGTTCCATAAGCAGGGTTCATAGGTCTTTGCCCAACCATAGTAGATAAAAGAGTCATAATCTTATCAAGATATATTTTATTATCGTCAGAGGTAGAAACAATTCTTCCCAAAGGATCTAAAGTAAATGGATAGTTAATAGATGTACTTGCCACTTGTTATCTCCCGATTCTCTAATTTATAAGTATATATCATTTTACAATTTTTGTACTTTAATTAAGCCCAAGTACCTATAGAGAAATCTGCACCAGAGTTTGTACCCATTGGAGTTACCCGCATAAATGAACCTGCTTTAGTGTTAAATGCCGTATAACCTGGATTACCTGTTGTAGTTCCAGCCTGAATATTAAAGGATAAATTTCCTGCGGTTGATGTACGTATAATTGCTTTTCCAACAATTTTAGAAACATACGATGTAGACGCCAGATATCCAGGACCAGCAGATAATGGGGAAGTAGTAGTGCCTAATTTTACAGCTGTTACTGGGTAAACCTGGTTTGTATTACCCGCTGTTTCAGCAGTTGAAAATGGGGTAGATCCTGAAACTTGAGTGTATCTTGCTTCCCAGTTAATAGGGTTTGTTGCATCCACAGTGCCCGAGTAATTCCACCACAAACGAGGGGTATTAACGGTAGTTCCAGTCGTCAAGGTTATAAGCCAAGAAAGATCTATTTCATAAATAGTGCTTGCCGCAAGAGCCACTGACTTATTAAACATGGGTATTGCTACAGCAGACGCCACGGTGCCAGCAGAAACATCAGCATAGTTTGTGTAAAACCACGCGGGAGCTGCGGCTATTGTGTTTCCCATAACGCCAGAAGTAATTTTAGTAGCACTAAGATTAGGAATATCAGTAGCAGTTAAAGCTCGAAATGATGCTAAACCGGCGGTACCGTCAGGAGCAGCATAGACGGTATTCGCAGTTTGTGAGCCACTAATACCAGCCGACTTGCCAGTTGTACTACCTGAAGAACCTGTTACATTACCCGTTACATCACCTGTCAACGATCCTGAGAATGTAGTTGCTTTTACAGTTCCATTGACATCCAACTTGGCTGTAGGTGCACTTGTGCCAATACCGACATTTCCGCCACCAGTAACCAAAACAACATCAGTTGTCGCTGCACTATTTATTTCTAGCGGAGTTCCAGTTGTGCCTTCGTTTATGGCAATGTTTCCCTTGAGTACCCCATCAAGTTTCATGTCCACAAATGAAATCTGATTGCCCGGAGCTCCGCTAGTGCCAGAGTTAAGGGTTAGTGAAGCATCACCAGTTGAGGAAACTGTTTGACCAGTCGTGAAAGTATTTGCCACATTTGTGTAAACACCATTAGTAACAGTAGCTGCATTAACTGTGGAATCAAGAGAGCCGTCACCCTTTACAAATTGAGAGGATGTTCCGCCTTGAGTAATAAACTTATCTGCGTTGATGTATTGGAAGTAGTCAACGGAGTTGGTAGAGCCACCAGTTCCAGATGAAGCAACTAATGTTGAGTTTGGTTTGTCGTATACACAGTTGAGGATTGAGTAGAACCCGTTCAAAACAACTGGAGCAACGCCTGTCAATGCGGAAGTTAGAAATTGACAGTTCGCTAATGTAATGATGCTTGAGGCAGCAGATGTAACTGCATTGGTCACGGCAGCACCGACTACAGAATCTACAAGGCTCAGTGTTCCAGCAGTTAAAACAGGGGCAACGGTGATGGCACTTTTTACAATTACATTCGCACTAGCGTTGTTGACCGTTATGAAGTTTGGATTACCACCAAAGATGGCTACTAGTCCAGCCCCAGTAATACTTGCGGCATTAAAATCGCATAGACGAAGAACGGTGTAGTCAGCATTACTGCTCTTTGTGAAAGTTCCAGAAACTTCACAGTTCAGGATGTTTACGTTTCCAGTTCCCGTCGGCGCGGTTACTGTCAGGTTGGTCATCTTTATCCCTGAAATAGTACAGCCAACACTTGCGCTCAAAGTTCCATAAAGTACAATGTTTCCACCAATAAGACCAGGTCCAGTTATGGTCGTGTACTGAGTAGTTATTGATGGGCTTTCAGTGTAACCTCCTGGGTGAACAATAATTGTTTTACGGCTTGAAGTAACTAAAGTCAATGCTTTAGTAATAGAAGCAACTGGGGTAAGCAAATCACCATTACCAGTAGTGTCATTTCCATCTACTTGGCTAACGTGAATTTCGTAGTCATAGCCAGTAAAAGCAGTAGGAATAGTAGGAAACGTTTGCCATGTCTTATCTCCACGCCAATACTGTGCTGTGGTCCCAGCAGTGATTTTAGGCTCATAAGTAGACGCAGCATTAGTCTGAGTTAAATAGGTGCCTGATAAAGTTACGGCTCCAGTTAACCCATCTACTGAAGTTACACCAGTAGAACTTCCACTACTAGACCCCATCCATACAGGATACTCAGGATCTCCAGATTCAAACATGACCCAAATCTGGCTTCCAATTTCAGGTGTAATAGATGTACTAGTTTGTGGACTAGACGCAGGCACGTCAT